AAAAGAAGACGAGGATGTCGGCATCCGGTATGGTAAGGAAGAGAGTAACAGTATCAGCAATCAGAGGATGCTGATCTATGATTTTATCCGGCAGCATTCGGAATTTCAGGGCTGCAGGATCATTGAGAAATGCGATGACGGATTCAGCGGGAAACGGTTTGACCGTCCTGCATTTACAGAGCTGATTGATCTTGCGAAAAAGGGAAGGATAGACTGTATCATAGTAAAAGATTTGTCCAGATTCGGGCGTGATTATATTGAGCTTGGAGATTATCTTGAGCAGCTGTTTCCGTTCCTTGGGATTCGTTTTATCGCAGTTAATGATCATTATGACAGTAAGGATGGAGGTCAGGAGACGGCAGGACTGGAGGTCGCCTTTAAGAATTTTATCTATGATTTTTACAGCCGAGATACTTCCAAAAAGATCCGTAATGTCAGAAGGAAAATGGCAGAGTCCGGACAGTTCGCAAGCGCGAATGCGCCGTATGGTTATCAGAAGTCTGCAGAGGACAAGCATAAGTTGGTGGTTGATGAAGAAGCGGCACAGGTTGTTCGGGAGATCTTTCAGATGAAGATTGCCGGAATGTCTGCAAAGAAAATTACGGAAAACTTGAATGCCAGACAGATTCCATCCCCCGCACAGTATGCTCTTAATCATAAACGGGGAATGGACTGGCGAAAAGTAAATGAAAAGACAGGTTGGGATGCAACAAAAGTTGTTGCCATTCTGAAAGATGAAAGGTATGCCGGAAATATGGTATCTCTTCGTAGAACATTGAAAGGAATCTACGGAAAAGACACCCCTATGGACAGCAGCGACTGGATAAGAGTTGAAGGTACACATGAGGGAATTGTCTCAATAGAAGATTTTCAGAAAGCGCAGGCTACGTTCCTTAAATATAAAAAAAGTCAGCCGAGTACAATCAACAGGTACAATGCTTTTGTATGCGGACATTGTGGGAGAAAGTTGTCTTACAGTAAAGACAGAAAGAAGCTGATCTGCAGATATGGGGAAAACAATCCGAATGCAAGCTGCTATAAGGCGGCGTATCCGGCGGAGAAGATAAGAGGGGCGGTCCTTGAAGC